TCTTTGGCTGGGATAGAGTTATGTTAGAAGGCCGTACCAAAGAAGCACGTGAATGGCGTGAGCAAGTTGATCCATGGTGGGCAGAACGTTTAGACATGCCTAACTTAACACCACGATGGGTCCTACAATACTGGGGTACGGAAGTGTGCAGACGAAGCTTCCACGATGATATCTGGATCGCCAGTGTAGAAAATAAATTACGTAGAAGTAAAGACGACATTGTTATCAGTGATTGTAGATTCCCTAATGAAATTTCCAGTATTAAACAAGCAGGCGGTGTTATTGTTTGCGTTAACCGCGGAGAGTTGCCTAGCTGGCATATTATGGCTGCCAAGGCAAATAAGGGAGATCTATTAGCTGCCGAAAAGCTCAAAGCACTGGGTGTCCATGCCAGTGAAACCGCTTGGGTCGGCACTGATTTTGACTATGTATTAAATAATAACAACTCTCTAGATGATTTATTTAAACAAGTAGAAGAAATTACACAAAACGAGATGCAACTCAATCAGCTAGTTTAGTAATATGAGCTAAATAGGCTCTTTTCTCCAAACCAGTATAAATACTGGTAACCTACATTAAGGAGAAAAACATGCCTACATTAGTTTCACCAGGCGTAGCAGTCAGCGTTATCGACGAAAGCCAATACGGTTCCGCCGGTCAAGGCACAGTGCCGTTAATCGTTATTGCTACCCAATCTAACAAAGCAAATGTAAGTGGAAGTGGTTACGCAGAAGGCACAATGCCTATTAATGCTAACAAGCCATATTTACTAACTAGCCAACGTGAGTTGGTTGAATTATTTGGTAAGCCATACTTTAAAGTTATTGATGGTACACCAGTTCACGGTGCTGAAGTCAACGAATACGGTTTATATGCCGCTTATAGTTACTTGGGTCTTGCTAACCGTGCATACGTATTACGTGCAGATATTGATCTAGAACAATTAGAGCCTACAGACGTAGAGCCAGCAGGTGATCCTGTAAATGGTACACTATGGTTAGATGCTACTACGACTTCATGGGGTATCTTTGAAGCAGTAGCACAGGGAACAACACGTTGGGTAGCTAAGACTCCACGAGTTATTACTGATTTAGATGACACTACTAACGGTCAAGGTGTTACTCCTTACGTTGGTTTTGGTGCAGATGGCGACTACGCAGTTGTTGCAACATCAGCAGTGTCTAGCTATTTCGCATATAAAAAAGTTGCCGGTGTTTGGAAAGTTCTAACAAATGCATCTTTGGGTAAAACTATTTTTGTATCCCCTCACTATCAAATTCCAAGTGCTGGTGCAGTTGGTGATGTCTGGATTAAAACTACAGCACCTAATTATGGTGCCAACATTGTTGTTAAACGTTGGAGTTCAGCAACACGCCAGTGGGCAACAGTTACAGTTCCTGTTTATGACGGTAACGTAGCTGCCACAGCAGGATTCGGCGTTAGCTTGACAGCAGGTAAAGTATATGCCAGAGCATTACCTGGTTATGGTAATTTCGAATTACGTAAGTATGATGGTAACAGCTGGATTGCAGCCGATGAGACAAGTTCAGCCACAGCATTAAAAGGTGCAACACCTGACGGTACATTATGGTACAATACAAACTTGAGTGTTGATTTATATGTTAAAGCCAACGGTCAGTGGGAGCCTGTATCAAATTCTATTACTATTGACGCCAGCGAACCTTCTAGTCCAAGCACAGGTGACTGGTGGATTAACAGCGATGATCCAGAAAATTATCCTCGTATTTCTCAATTCGATGGCAGTTCATGGATTGAACGCGATATAACAGATCAAACAACTCCTAACGGTGTTATATTTGCTGATCTAACAATGACACCAGCAGATACAAGCAACGGCGAAGGTGGCGCTGATGGCATTACTGATAGTCCTGATCCAGCATTGCAGCCAGATGGTATGTTGTTATGGAACAGTGCATTAAGCACAGGCAATGTTAAGATCTATGGCGATGTAGTACTCAGCGATGGCGAGACAACAGTTAAAGGTTGGAGCACATTCAGTGGCAACGAAGAAGATGGTAGCCCATACATGTTCCGCAAAGCACAACGTCGTGCAGTGGTTCGTGCAATGCAAGCAGTTGTTAATAATAACACACAGATACGTGAAGAAATGACTTTCTTTACATTGATTGCGGCTCCTGCATATCCTGAACTATTGGATGAGATGGTAGCTCTAAACGTTGATCGTAAAGAAACAGCGTTTATTATTCTAGATACACCATTTAGATTGAAGCCACAGGGACAGGCATTATTAAACTGGATGAGTGGTAACTACGCAGTAACCAATGGTGAACGTGGTATTACATCTGGTAGCGCACAAGCAGCCTGCTATTACCCAAGTGGTTTTGCCAGTGACCTAGACGGTAACGACGTTGTTGTTCCGGCAAGTCACATTGTTTTAAGAACTTATGCTTATAACGACCAAGTTGCTTATCCCTGGTTTGCTCCGGCTGGTTTGACACGTGGTGTTGTAACTAATGCTAGTAACGTAGGTTACATCAATGACGAAGGTGAATTTGTACCTGTAGCATTGACAAATGGCCAACGTGATACATTGTACGGTGACGGTAGCAGAATGGGTATCAACCCAATCACACGTTTCCCTGGTCAAGGTCTATACGTCTTTGGTCAACGCACAATGCAGGCATATTCTAGTGCTCTTGATCGCGTTAACGTTGGTCGCTTATTGGCGTACTTGCGTGAACGTTTTGATCCATTAGCTCGTCCGTTCATATTTGAACCTAACGATAAGATTACTAGAGCCAATGCTAAACAAGTTTTTGATAGTTTCCTTGCAGACATGATCAGCAAGCGAGCAATTTATGACTTTATCGTTGTTTGTGATGAAACGAACAACACACCTGCCAGAATTGATAGAAATGAATTATGGATCGACGTAGCGATTGAGCCTGTTAAAGCGGCTGAATTTATCTACATCCCAATTCGTGTTGTCAACACAGGCGAGTTATCAGCTTGATAAATATATTAGCCCAAGGAGATAAGAGATGGCAGATTTAACACAATTCGGCGTACCAGCAGGCGGCACTAGCGTCATTATGATGCCTAAGTTACAATACAGATTCCGTGTGAATATGTATAACTTTGGTGGTGGCGCCAGCAGTAACGACTTCACACAAAACGTGATCAGCGTTACTCGCCCCAGCGTAACACACGACGAAGTTACCATTGATGCATACAACAGCCGAGCATACTTGGCTGCAAAGCATACATGGGAACCAATTACAATTACTTTAAGAGACGACATGAACAACGGCGTAAGTCGTGATGTTGCTGCTCAATTGCAGAAACAATTAAATCACGGTTTACAAAGTGCTCCGGCAGCTGGCAAAGACTATAAGTTCGGTATTGTTATCGAACAATTAGACGGTAGTCAGCCAGGTACAGTTATTGAAACGTGGAGTTTGAATGGTTGTTTCATTCAGAATGCAAATTATGGTGAAAACAATTATGCAACCAGTGATGTAATGCAAATTACTTTACAGATACGTTACGATAACGCTGATATTCACCCAGGTGAAGCTGGTTCCAGCGATCGTGGCGCACTAACTCAGGGTAGTATGAACGGTCAAGGATTCCAGAACGCAGTTTAAGGATCCTAAATGGCGGCATTAAATGACGCTATGAAGTGGTATGGTTTAGGCGCGGACAGGGCTCCGCGCCTAAAGTATCATTTCCAGGTAGCTTTTTATAGTTCAAAAGTTACCAGCGCAAGATACATATATGATTGCGTAAAGTCAATAGAACTACCTAAATACAGCATAGATACTGAAGTAGTAAACTCATGGAACGTAAGACAACTTGTTCCTACTAAAATAAGTTTTGAGCCCATCAGTATAGCATTTCACGACACACATGATAATAGATTCCAAGATTTCCTTGTAGGATATCTCGGCCAAGCATCTAATAGTTTTAGAAAAACCAGTCCAGGTATACGTAATTCTTTTGACGGCTTTGGTTTAAAACTACAAGAGTCGGATGCAATTATAGACAGAATAGAAATTTCTAGATTCTATGGTGCAGATGCAGAAAGAACAAGTTTAAGTACAGAGAGTCTAACTACTCTTTGGAAACCAAAGATAATAGATGTGCAACACGACACACTGGACTATAGTGCCAGCGAAGCAGTGTCCTGGCAAATAAGTGTACGTTTTGAAAGTGTTACCTATGAAACAATAGGTGCAGGTGGTGGTGCAGGTGCTGGCTCTAGTAATAGTGCAGGCCAACCAACAGACTCGCCTAAAATATATGGAGCAAGTACTAACCCTGCTGTACAGCAAGCAGTGCGTGATGCAACAGGCGGTAAGTTAACTCCAAAGATGTCACCAACATTTGCTGGTGTTGACATCATGGGCAATGTAACAGGATTCCCAGGAGAATAATATGAATTACGAAACAAGTAAATTCGATATGTTATATGGTAAACTTTTAAATAAAAAAGTACCACAGACCCTGGCAAAGCAACTAGCAGTGGCAGTACTTAAAATAAGTGACATGACCGGAGAAGATGTAGATTCCATAATAAAATATGTAACAGCCAGTGGCCTACGTTTTGACAATCATGTATATGACATATTGAATAATAGTAGAACAAATAGTAGTCAAATAGGATTTTTGGATACAACAAACACACCTAGTTCAATAACGTTGCAATTACCAAAATATAGTCCACTAACTATCGGCGGTTATGTGGACGTGGATTACGTCGAGCCGGACTATGTTGAATAAGGAATAAAATGGCATTAACTTTAAGAAGAAATAAATCCACAAGATTAACAAAAGATGAGTTAGACGACAACTTCGTTCATCTAAGTAACTATGAAAATTTAACTAATAAGCCGACACTGCTACAAGGCGCACAGGGTCCTGCTGGACCACAGGGAGCCGCTGGTATTCAAGGATCAATTGGTCCCACTGGTCCCAAAGGCGATAAGGGGGATACTGGCGAACAAGGTGTCCCGGGCACCGCCTCCGAAAAGGGTGATCCTGGAATCCAAGGACCTGCTGGACCAAAAGGAGATACAGGTGATACAGGAGCCACAGGCGCACAAGGACCTGCTGGACCAAAAGGAGATACAGGTGATACAGGAGCCACAGGCGCACAAGGACCTGCCGGAGCAGACGGAGCTCAAGGACCAAAAGGAGATACAGGTGATACAGGAGCCACAGGCGCACAAGGACCTGCTGGACCAAAAGGAGATACAGGTGATACAGGAGCCACCGGCGCAACGGGACCCGCAGGCGCACAAGGACCAAAAGGTGACACAGGTGCTGCTGGATCAGTTGCAGCCGAAAATATAACTGGTACAACATTGGCCAGCGGTGTAACTGCTAGTAGTTTAACTTCAGTTGGCACACTGTCATCCTTGGCCGTGAGC